ACTGATATCTTTGAAAATCCTGGCTCTTTCATCCAGCCGTGCAGGGTTCTGAATGATTCCTTTTGATTTCTGATTATATGATTGGCGTAGCGTGTTTTTTGTTCAGCCTCTTCAATATCGTTCTTACCTAATGGCTCAAACTTTAATATGTCACCGCCACCAAGAAAGGTCTCAACTAGCGCGGTCATGTCAGATTCAACCATATCGTAATGGTCAGCGCTGACTACCTGGCTGCGCCCCTTCTCTTCATTCCCATATTTTTCTTGATTGTATGAATTAAATAGGTCTATATTTAATCTATTAAAGTTACCGTTGCGTACACTGTTCTCAACCTGGTATTTTATAATTGTTAGAAGTTCTTTATCGTTCATACTATCCCCGAAACTCTAACGTTTAATTCTCTGCGCTTTCGCTTAACCTCGATAGGCCGCATACACATCATTACCGCATCCGCTCTATTGGGCGATGGAATATCTAGTTTCAGCATATCTTGCTTGCTCATTAACTGGATTCTGCCTGTATTGTTATATTTTCTCGGTATCTGGCAAAGCTCTGTTCTAAGTGGTTTCAGGTCTTTAATCTCTGAACTGAATGAAATCAATTGCTCCGGTGCTGCCATTTTACCACATTCAACCGCTTGGTAGGTTCTTTTCATTGCATCTCTAAGTAACCAATAGCATTGAGCACGTTTATTTATAAAGGTTTCTTTGTTTGTCTTTGACTTTTTAACCTCGGTTCCAATACGGTCATATATCTTATCTGGGTTATCTGCACCTTCTGAGCCTCTAAAAGCCTCAACCTCAACCTTTTTGCCATCAAATGCCTGTGCTATTTGCCGCTTTAACCCCATTCCCATCCCGTCAGCATCCCATGTGAAAGCGTCAGGCTTCCTATCTAATGCCCATGTTGTTGCCCAGTCTGTTGCTGTATCAATCAGTCCCGTCTTTGTGCTTTCAACACCAAGAAACACGTTGCCGTGTATATGCGCTACTGCCTTCTCATCACCTGTGTCTGCCGGATCATACGCTATTCTTTCTTGTCCCAAAGGGTCGAAACCAAGTTTCTTATGGGCATCTACACAAGCGTCAAACCATTCAGGTTTTATAATCGCGTCCGCTACAGTATCCAAATAATGTCCATGCCACTTATGGTCATATTCTTGCCTTTCAAGGTTGTCCAGGTCATCCAAGCGTTCAACCTCTAATCCAGATAACAAAAACCACTCCTCTGGCATATCTGTATAATTTAGCTCTACTATCATTACAAGATCATCTTCATAGTAACCGCATCTTGCTAACTCTGATTCTGCCCTGGCTAAAAACCGCTTTGCTACCGCATCATTTTTAGAGCGCCGATTCATTGTTATAATGATTTCAGGCTTTTCTACATGCTCACCTGCTAATGCTCTTTGTGTCTCTGCTGCGTTCAATCGTACCGATGCAGTCAATGTCCTTAGTGAGTTTGCCGATATATCCTCACCTTCTTCAATCCAAAGCCCTTGTATGCCTGATAACGTTGACTTTAAAGAGGTTATATTCCTGGCCAAACCCCTGTAAAAATTCCTCCCACCTGATGCGTGTTCTATCCCTGCCTTCTTGTCACTAAAGCCTGGTAACTCTAATCGGCCTATCTCATCAAGCATTGTTCTATGAACTGACTCTTCCATTGAGTTAAGCTGTTCTCTTGCACAACACCACAGCTTACCTTGCATTAACTCCACTGATACATAATCTGCTACTGCTGTCGATTTAGTTGAACCCCTACCACCTACAACAATCTTAATTCGCTTTGGTTTCGTAAAGATCGGGGTTAACTTATCAACGTACTCTACGTCAATATCAATCTTTCTTACCTACTGGTTTAAATGTAACGTTAACATTAGTCTCAAATGGATTACCGTCTGCCCCTGTGACCTCAACAGCCTTTCTCTTAGCTGCCACATACTGCGCAAGCTCTTTGAACATATTCCCAGCTAGCGCCATGTCCCCTTCATCTTCTGCCTCTTTAGCAATCCGCGCCATGCCCTCTATGGGATCGCAACCAAGCTCCTCTAGCCTTTCCGCAATTTCTGCGCTTTTCTTGTTAGATGAACCTGGCTTTCTGCCTGCCCCTTCACGCTTACCGCCTCTATTACTCATGATAAATCTTGATATAATTCGATAATCTTTGATATTTATTCATTTTTTATAACCTTTGGCTATATCTCCTGCCCTGGTGCCTCAATTATTACATTAAGGTCTGGACTTGTTGACCCAGATAAGGTGTATGTTACGTCCATCACTGGTGTTGCAAACGATACATCTGCCGTGTCCGGTGTCTGTAGTGGTACAGTCCCACCCGTAATGGTCGCTGTCATGGTGCCGCTACCCCACGTCCCTGATATTTCTACAGGAATATCCCGACCTATCTCAGCCGCAACAAATCGCTTTGACCCGTCTGCTGTAAAGTTTAAAGTTGTTTTTTCTGAACCGCTCATATTAATCCGCCTTAATTGCCCAAGTGTCTTCTGAATCAGCAGCTACCGACCAAGGCGCATCTGCCCCAACCTCTATACCACTGTATAAGCTCAATAAACTTGCTCTGTTTTCTGTGTCAATGCTTCCGCTTGGAACCACTATCACCATTTCAGGTCTATTGAATCCAATTGTTGAATGTCTGTTAGCCATCTTTGCCCTTTTCAAAAGTCACAGTGTCATCGCTTACCGTTGATGTGCTTACCAGTGTGGTGCCATCATTCGCGTAAATCTTTCTTTCTGTTGATGTTTGTGTGCCTCTGTTTTTAAGGCCCATAAAGTTATAACTGATTTTATCTGCTATTGGTGCTGTTGATGCTGGTGGGCTTGTGGGTTCTACTGTGGCATCTGTAAACAATACATCTTTAGCCTCTGTGTTTACTTCTGCTTTCATGGCTGTAGACATACCGCCTAAATCTGTAAGACCTGCTCCTGCTGTACCTATTTCTGGGAAATTATCGCCTGTTTGTGGTGTGTGGCCTGAGAGAGTCGTTACCGTATCGGCTAACTGAATGTCTGTACCTGATAAACCAACTGCTGTGGTGGGATTAGCTACGTTTGCCCAATCTACCCCTGCACAACCACCGGCCTCAACATCTAAAGTGTTTGCTGGTGTGGTTGACCTTACAAGCTGATCTAGTCCGTAGCTTGCATGTTTCAGTAGCGCCAACGCGCCACCCGTGCGCTCAATTGAGAAATCATCAGCTACAAAGTTAATCACACCCGCGTCAATGGTCACGCTATTCACAATTACTGTATATTCACTACCCGCTGCATAAAAACTTGCATCGGTATCATCCGATAAATCAACACTGAAACCGTTAATCCCTGTAATACCATCAAAATCAATGCCGTCCGTATCAAGTAGCGTAAATCCTGAAGTTGATGAGCGTTGAGTCACGCCGCCATCCTTGTATATTTTAATATCTGCCAGTGCCAAGCCGGTCAATGTCACACTTGCTGTCGGGTCGTTAGAATCATAGGATGCAAAATAAAAATAAACCGTGTTAGCTGTTGTAAAATCGCCTTTGTACATTTTTAATCCTAGCTTATTGTCAGTGTAGCTGTGAATGATTGCGTGGGTGTCGTTGCTTCATCTGGGTCATGTACTTCAAAGATTATTGTATCTGAGCCTGTGTATCCTGATGTCGGCGTATAAACTGAACCTATATTTACACTCAACCATGTACCTTCAGTTGTCAGTGTGCCGTTTGTCGGGTTTGTCGTGATCTTTAAGCAAGCGTCCCCTGTTGAGCCAGTCACTTCCAGGCTTTTGCACAAGCTGTTTGAATCCACTACTGAATATGGCACAGAATACGGATACAGTGTATTTACAATAATCTCCAGTGTTGAGTCTGGCTCCACATCATCACCTATCGTTATATTGCAAGTTACCGCCTCGATTGATCCAGATACCCGCCTGATGTAGTCAATTGTTTCTGAGCCTGCCCCGCCAGATATTAAATCAAAGTGGTCTACCCCGTTGATTATACATTTTGTCAGTGCGTTTGAAAATGTATGCGTCAAGGCCACGACTGTCTCGAATTGATCTATGTCGTTATCTCCACCTACAGCCGTGAGTGCAGCTACTTCAGGATCAATTACTAGCGTATCTGTATTTGATATCGAGCTAGTACCTATGGCATTTGTAGCCGAAACGCTTAGTCCTGTCACATCGGTATCATTTAGTGGCGTGCCGGAAAATTCACCTGTTGACGTGTTGAAACTTATACCACTCCCAGCTAAAGACCCTGATTCTAGCGTGTAAGATGTTACTGAGCCTGTAAACAGTGGTGATACGCTGTAACTATATGCAGCTCCTTCTACCGCCGTAACAAAAGCTAACGGTCCTACATAAACCGGTGCTGCTGCAACATCAATAACCTCAAACGCTCCGATGTCATACGATGTATTTTCCGGTCTTGTCGTGCCAACAATGTCCAACGTAGGTACTGTTAGCCCTGCACCTGTCGCAGATGTGTGGTTATCTTGAGCTGTATTATTCGCGTGATCTACTATCCTTAAGTCAGGTATCGCAGTGTCTTCAACTATATACGCTGCGCTGGCTGTACTGTCAGTTACTGTCGCGCTTTTTGTATTGTTAGTATCGGTAGCTAAGATAACACCTCTATAATAAGATGATTGCGCTGAGCTTGTTATTACTCTCTCAAAGTGCGCCGTAACGCTGTTTACGTCGTCTGCACTGCACGTATTTCCTGTGGGAATGTGAAAAAGTGAGTTAAATACTCTTACGGTAGCCGCATTGTTGCCGGTCGTCCCAACCACACCAGATCTAGAACCCGCTGCTGAGCTGTACCCGATATTGTACCCTGTACAGCTATTTATATTTACTGTTAGGCCTGCGTCATGGTTATATCCATCAACTACGCCGCGGTACACATTGTAGAAATGGCAAGCATTGAATGTAACGTCCGAAGCTTTCTCAGTATATAAGAGATCCTGCTGGTCGTTTCTTAATGCGAACCCCAGCAAACACCTATTAGCAATAAGTGTATTGGCTACGTCATTTCTAAATAGCTCATCAGAAACGCCTGTAGAGGCATTTTGAATATCCACATCATTGAATATAATCGTGCCAGTATTTGTCAGTGTAAATACATGCCCTGATGTTGGCCTTAGTCTGTAGTGCGTTTCACCTGGCTGCCAGATTCTACCTGTATGCTTAGCACTGCCCAGGGCGGTTACTGTCAAGTTTTTTGTGGTTGAAATTGTATTTGTCTCGGGCGCAGACCAAGTGCCGGAAATTTCTATTGTATCACCGGTAGTTGCTGCTGCAACCGCAGCGCTTAGAGATGCGTAATCCCCCCAGGACTCTTTGACTGTTATTGTTGCCAAGTGGCCTGCTCCTTAATCATAATGCGAACCCATCCTCATCGACAACATCACCATTGCTATCAATAACATATAGATACGTGCCTGTGAAGCTGCTAAAAGACCCTTTATCCAGTGTCACAGTAATTGCCGATGTGCTCCAATTCGCGCTCACTCCAACCTGTATTTCAATGTGAGTGCATGCTGAGAATGTCGACGCATTGCCAAGCTCTACTCTGGCTCTAGTCGTTGCTACATATACATCTGTAAAATCAGTAGTAGCATTAATCATATTGTTATCCATAAACCCCAGTCTGAAGTCCTTGAATCCTGTAGGGTTTACTGTCGGAGTTGATGGCATCCAGTTGTAATCAGTAGACTGCATATCATCTACATTGTCCCTCCAAACTTTAAATGCTCCATGCCTGCCTTCAGAGTCACCTAAATCTAAGTATGTATCCCACCGCTGCCATACATCTGAGCTATCCGCCATAGTCCACGGGATCGTTGTGTAAATAGCAGGGTCTGCGCCATCAGTATTGGGTGACATATCCCACCAAGTTCCTCCAGGGGGTATATTTACAATCGGCTGTGGTTTCTCTGTAGATGAAGTGCCGGTTGTACCATTGGAGTAAACAATATATTGCTTCATGTTCCAGGTAGTGTAGTCGGAGGAATCCGCGTGAAAGTATCTCCAATAAGAGAAAAATAGCTCTGGATCGTCCCTTCCGCTATAGCCAAACCCCCCGTTTCTATTCGCCCCTGAGCCGTTGTTACGTCTTCGCCTAAATGTCCCAGCTCGCCCTGTCCGATTATTTGACGCTGACATAAGCATGTGCTCACCAGCTGTGTCGTCTCCGATCCCAATTATGAACGTGGAGTATTCATTGCCAACCGTAGGCGTTACATTTGTTATTGGTATGCCTGCACTAGATTCGTCCCCTTTACCGTATTGGATAACATCACCGCCCATTGTGCCAAATCCGCTACCATTCACAACTACGCTTTGACCATCTGCAATAGTGCCGGTCACTGACGTAATTATTGTCGTCCCCTGTGCATTTATTGCTAGAGTAGCTGTGTTTGACGTGGCGCTTGTACCGGTTGTGTTTGTAGCTGAGACGGTAATTCCTGTTATATCAGTGTCATTTGGTGGAGTGCCGGAAAACTCGCCTGTTGCTGTGTTAAAGCTTAAACCGCTGCCCGTCAAATCACCTGATACCAATGTATAAGAATCAACAGAACCAGTGAATAGTGATGCCACGCTGAATGTATATGCGCTGTTCTCTGTAGCATTTGAAAACACCAATGGGCCTACATAAACAGGGGCAGGGAGGGTGTTTGCTGTAACTGTGAGTGATATATTTGGTGTGACCAGTGCAGAACCTCGAGTATCGGATGCTGCTGGTGGTGCAGCCCCGCCTCCGCGAGATAGTCGAGACGTTGGGCCTTCAAGTGGTGATCTAGGTGTAGGCATGTATTAACCATTGCGTTAACTTACTGATCATTATATCAAAAAAATATGGGTGTTGCCGCTTCTACAGCGTTTATAGTGATTAATACAAATAGCATTAAGGCCAATAAGCCTATACCTGCCTCTGCCAATATATTAATTGATTCTTTGTTCATGGTGCGCCCTTCCACTCAAGATATGTTTCTTCTCTTTCAGCCGTTACAATTCTTGTTTTTATTTCCGTATTATCCCTGTACTGCTCCAAAACGCTCATCAGCTCCCTATCTAAAGTAATGCTTAAATCCTCTGGTATTGCTAATCTTTTGCGAACTTCATTCAAATCTAAAAGCACACTTACATAATCATGAGCGTCTGTTTCATCAAGACAAGCATACAAACCCAATTCTTCTAACATGCCTTCAGTTATCATTTCTTCTTACTCAACAACTTAACAGCGCCCAATAGTAAACCATCACTTTCTTTAGGCTTAGCACCACCTACGGCCAAAGCAGGCAGATTTACCAGCAGGTTAAAGACTTTGTTTAGCTTTGTGTTGTCCTTAAGTGTTGGCAGTGATGCAGAAACTACGCTTGCGCCTAAAACAATTCGGCCTAGAACGTCAAGTATCTGTTCTTGGTTGGTTAGTACAAATGTTATTAATGTTAAGATGTCCATTTATTTACCCTCTTTGATTGTTTTATCTACGTTCTCGTAAAAGCTTCACAACTTCTTTCAATGTAGCTTCCTGGTTTCTCATGTGGTTATCAATGTGAACTTGGTCGTTTTTCATTACACGAATATCTGATTGAATTGTGTTTACATCTGCGGCCATTTGCTTTTGCTCAGTTACCATTTCAGTTATTTTTGCGTTCGTTGCTTCTATATCCTTTTGCGCTGCTGTGTCTGCTGCTGCTAAATCCCTGTACCCCCCACCAAATGCCACTCCTATTAAAAGTAAAGCTATAAGGTTTTCCAGTGTTAACCACTTTCTCAATCCTCTATTTGATATGTCCTCACTCACCGCCGATTCGGTCATTATCTACTCCACCGCTTAGAAACTACAAAACCAAAGTTGTTTACTGTGTGATCATCCTTATTCCAAACACATGAGAAATGAGTGCCTTTAGCCCCAATATCTAACCACCCGCTGTATATATTTGCAACAAATCCCATGTTAGATGTGGCCTGGTTATCATTTGTTACGTTGGTTTGTGGATTGTTTTCGCATAACGGGCTTTGATTTTGGTAGTAATCAATTCCTGCATAAACTTCAAAGTATTTAAACCACTCCCCCGCTGATGCTGGGACAGATAACAGCATTAGAGCCAAGCACTTAACCTGCAAAGCCCCTCACCTCTACCTCACATGTCTCACCTCGTTCCAATGCCGCACTCACAGCTTGATACAGCCTCTTGAATGCCGTCCCGCTATTTGATAAAAACCCTCTGGATGTTGTTAGGTTATTGATCCCATCCCCTACAAGCAGGCACCCATCGGTGTTGTCATCTTCATTGCCAATATGGATGTATACGTACTTGAATTCAGGTACGTTCTGGAGATGTAGGTGATATTTAAACCAGGGGTATTTCGCTCTATATTGCTCTGTTTTTGGGGAGAGTATTATGCGGTAGTTTAGTGGGTACGTGCCCTCTGGAATTCTGGTCTCACCCGGTACTTTTTGGGCCTGCTCCTGATCTTCAAGGCCATATGAAAAGAACTCTCCGTCAATCAGCACAATTGATGCTGTTGCCTGGCCATTCTCGCTATAACGTATAAATGATATTTTCATAGCCCCTCCAAGTCGCCGCCCGCTTGATCAGGGATGAAAGGGGCATCCCACGGACGGCATGTTCTTATTTTAACTTATTGTTATTATATTTCAAGTTATTGCTATTCCCTTAAATCCAATGTCTTCTTGCCAGATATGAAATCATCAAGACCGCATTTATCTGTCACCAATTTTATACTTTCTAATCTATTTGCTAATTGCAGGGCTGTGTTTATGCTGTTTACTATTACCCTTAAGCCCTGCCAATCAGAGTGGAATATTTCCTGAACATCAGTCAGCTTTTGCTCACTTGGGTACTTGTTGCCGTCTTTTATTTCAACCAGGCAATTAATCCCTTTCCTGGATATCATAATATCGGTCATCCCATCGCCTACCGCTGACAATATCACGACCGTATAGCCCATGCGTCTGAAACACTTCACAATTTCGGTTTGATTATCATCAATACGTGCGGCGCGTCTCAATGTTGCCCCTCATAAATCTCATTAAAATATTCTAATTCATCCCTGCTCATTGGCGTATCCCTGTTTTTAGTTAAGTATTTAAGAAATTCTATATCGTCCTGACTTGTTACAGTTTCGAGCAATGCAGCTAATCTTTCCCGCTGCTCAGTAGTCACTTTGTTATACGCTCCCTGTAAAAGCGCTCATTAGCATAGTAAAATGTTTCGCCATCGTGTATTTCTTTTTGTAGAAGTATATTGTGTACACCCCAGCATAAACGATAAAATGAGTAATAAACAAATTCACCTTGTGGTGTTTTCTCAGGGGTCACAGTCCGGCTTAACAGTCGCAAGAAGTCTAATTGAAGTAGCTTTTGGTATTCCTCTTCACTTATTCTTATCATTTTAAATATTCAGCCAGCTTTAATCATACATCCCTAATTCTTGTGAGACTTCTGTTAATTCATTTAGCGCGTCCATTCTTTTTTGCTTTGGTTCCGTTAACCACTTGTTTCGATGGCTAAGGCTACCCTTGCCGCGCCCGTTTAAATGAAAGCGAGTCCCGCAATTCTTAAGGATTATAGTCTTTTCAGACTCAAAGCCCCTGCCTGCCTTTGTCTGGGCATAGCGCTCAAACTGTTTCTCTATGGGCTCAAAGGTTGTTGAGTTAACCACAACAGTGTCATCTTCTTTTAAATTCAAAAGCCATTCATGACTCATTTTCTTCCCCTTCGTAATTTGTTTCGTCACTCCATACTTGCGCCCGATCTGTCCCCTCGAAATAAAACCCTGTGCTATTGTTTTCAATATCTGGTTTTGATTTTGAAACCTTAACAACTGCCTCAGCTATTGCTATCTGTGCCTTTGCAAGATTAAGCAATACCTCTGTCATATCTCCGTTATCAACATGAACATGCGTTGCTGCGTCAACTGAGCAATTGCTTACCTCAACCCCTTTGGTTTTTATTTCATCTGCTGAAGCCTTCACAGCGTCCTTAATGTATTGCTCAACTTTAGTTACTTTCTTGGTCATTTTCTTCCCCTTTAGCCTTCTTAATTCTGGCTTTGTTTATGAATTTATTGTGCGCGTTTATGTCATTCTCGGTTTCACCGTTGCCTAATTGACGTATAATGCCGCCTCGTTCTTTGAAACGCTCTACATCTATCCTGAGCTTTTCTTTAAGTGCTGCTTTTTCATTAGTCATTGCCTGGTTCTCTCTCGTGTCCAAAAGTAAATGTTATTATAACCTTTGGTTTTACCCCTAATGCGTAATATATATCTGAAAGACTGCCAAGGGTCATGTTCCGGGAGCCATTCAAAGCCTGAGAAACGTAAGAACGAGATTTACCTAAACGCCGAGCAAGTTCTTTTTTGCTTACGCCCATGTCTTCGAGAGATACCAAAATATCTTCAGTTATATTATAGACTAGCTCTTCTCGTGCATATGCCCTTTCATCCGGCATAGTTAGTCATCCTTATCATCATCAAACCAAACGGTTACATAGGATGCAGGCGGCATGATTATACCTATACCGTGTATTGCTTCGCACCTGTAATTTGATTCAAAGTCACAATTTGCAAATTTAGCTGCGTTCCATAACCATGGTGCAGCAATGAGAACTACAATCGTTAACACAAAAACACCTGCCATTATATCTTTCATAGTTTCACCCTTTTGTTAATCATAATTTAATATCTCACATAAACACAGCATCAATATTGTAAATATCCAAAACCATGCGTTTTATTTCGCTGCCTGATAGATCGCCGAACCCCTCAATTGCTTCTTCACCAACAACATTAAATTCAATACCTTCATCCAGGGCTTCGGTTTCGCCCTCAAATAGCCAGAAATTACCTGCCACATGAGTGCAGTTAATATATAAGTCGTCTCTTGCGCTTTGATCTTTCGTCTCAGCAACTTCGATAAGCTTTACCCAAAATTCCATATTTCCCCCTTAGTCCTCTTTCTCATTAGTTAATACTATTCCCTGCTCAGCATATACTTTTTGTATGTGATCAAGGCACCGTCTTAATTGTTTTGTGCTCATTCGGCTTGTTGCTGAAATATATGCCATGCTTTTTAGCTGCTGCTCATAAGTAAGATCTTTTATACATGCTTTAAAGAACCCGTTAAACACTGGGTCTTCTGCTCTTAAGATCGGTACAGCATAATGAAGTTTGCAATAGTTTTTCACTTCAAGCGGCGTTTCACCCTGAGCTTTTGCAATAATCCCAAACCATTTATGAGCCAGTGCGTTTTGATCAAGCGTCCTCTTTTCTGTGATCTTTACATTAATGACTTTGCCGACTTTATATTTTGATAGCTCTTTCTCTCCCTTTTCATCAATTACACTCAATCCCTGGAGGTTATCGCGCACCATCATTTTCATTTATATTTTCCAACAATCAACGCTTGTATTAAACATACGCGAAACCACTACGCATTTAACACCGTCTTCAGGGTTTATTACTTCATGCTTTGATACAGTATCCGCAAAAAATGTCCCTAATAACCAGATACCAATAATTACCACAAAGTACACTGCCACATATGTCCAATCTTTCATGTTACCCCCTTTAGTTATTTAAACACCATCCACACAATAATCTGGATTATCTGCATTGCTACTATTGCCCATATTAGGTCTATTGTTGTTTCCATGTTATCAATCCATCTTGAGCGCTATAGCTGCGCAGCCAGCAATGCAGATCGCAGTAACGGCCAGCCATGCGTCCCATTCTTGCATAAATAATTGAGTTTCAGTTAGATGGCTATTCATTAAACGAATCTGCATGATTTTTATAAACGCTACTAAGATCATCAAGTAACCACCAACATTAATAAATACCTCTAATATCTTCACGCTTCCCCCTTAATATATGGTTAGTTGTCTTTCAAAAGTAATTCAAAAAACCACCTCATTAAAGTTGTATTTTCCGAATATGCCCCTTCTTCTGTCTCAACATGAATCTCAGTTGTCTCATGCATTATATAGTCCCCACCTTTCCACCCACTAAAGGTTTTACCTATACTATCTACAGCACAATCAATCATCTCGCCAATAGTTGTGTCTTCTACAACTTCAAAGGCTAATTCTGCATACACGCCCCTCCATGAGTGTGGATTCCCAAGACCCTTAGGTAACCTTTTTTCTCTTGGGTAGTTTTCTAGTATTGCAATGTATTCTTGTAGTTCCATTTTTTCACCCCTCTATCATTTCGTTAGTTATTACTGCCGCTTAAAAAGCTTCTCAATTTCTATAACATCACCGATCAATGAAAATCCAAACACTATTTGGTTTTCTGGCTGGTTGTAATTTGAAACGTATGTAACTTCAACCATTTGCCCTCTCCCTGTCGGTATATGCGCTTCTGCTCGCTGCTCAATCAAGGTTATCGTGTCACCCTTTTGATAGCCTTTATCCTTATTGTTTCTGATTTCAAAGTTTTTCTCGCCTCTGATAACAGCCTCAAAGAACGCAGGCAATATTTTTATTTCATGTACCATTATTACCCTCTATCATTTCATTAGTTATCTTCATTAATTTAATAATACTCGTACTCATCAGATGTTAGTTCTTTACTATAAATGTAGTGCCGTATATCTGTATCTTGGTATTCCCGAACGCCGTTATAACTGCGCACATATACATCATGCTTCCCATCAGCCCATGATTTTACAATTACACCTATCTGCCCATTATCAACAACAACGACATTACTAAATTGAAAATTACTCATGTTATCTCAACCAACCCTTTCTCAAGTAATATTAATTGCGTCCTGACCATAGCCTCAAAAAACCAAACCTTTATCTGCTCTTTCGTGTGATACGTTGTGTGCTGGCCGTCTACTATTAAATGGCATTCATAACAACCATAAGCCGCGTGTATATCATTAGCCTTTAGAGACCAACCAGCGCCGCCTAAGTGACATAACACGGTAGTGTCTGGATCGAAATTACAAAAGCCTGGTATCCTGATTTGGCATTCTTGGCCTTTTGCGCTTTTCCTTATTTTAGATGTGCGGCCTTTCAAATGGTAATCGCTCCTTTCCCGGACTTGGTTAATTTCCACTTATGCCACGGGTATGCCGATTTAGCAGGTTTTATCATTCCTTTGTCTTTGAGGTTTTTAATAATGTCACACAACCACGGGTTATCGCACATATCCCAGGTACTTATTGATGGGTTAATATTTAGCGCATTTAAAACACCTCTTTCGTTTCTATTGGATTTCTTTAAATCAACTATTGAAGCATTTGAAAAACTGTCTATATGTATATTCATTTTATCCCCTAATACCTGCTCTTCTTATCCGCACCCAATGATTTTATTTTTTCATCAGACGCTTTGCTTAACCACTTATTAGCTTGCACGCCTTGACCTCGGCCTTTACTTGAGAACGCGCCACCATTTTTAATGCAAATTACTCTTTCTTTGAAGTGGCCTTTTGTTTCTCTTATTCTATCGACATAGCGCAGCTCTGTAATTCTGTCAGATTCGACTACTACCGGATCACCTGGTTTTAGATTGTCTAGCCATGTTTTCATTTTAATAATTAATCTTTAGATTGGATATTTTATCTAAAGCAATCGCCTTAACTAAATCCTTGGCTTGTTTATCATCTAATCCAAATTCAACGAGTCCTGATACTGCTTCATTATTAATTCGCTTTTGGTGATTTTTATTGGCCGCTCGTTTTTCTTCTGCTTTGCGCTCTTGCTCTTCGTCATCAATAAGCTGTTGCTCTAATAGATCAGCCTCACGCCTTTCTTTCTCTCGTTCGGCCGCAATAGCTATTTGTTGCGCTTCAAGGGCATCCTGTTTATCCATTTCAGCTTGCTTTATTGCCTGCTCTGCCTCCACCTTAGCCTTTGCTTCAGCCAACTGTATTGCCTTGTCTTGAGCTTCTTTTGCCAGCCTTTCCGCTTCAGCTTTCCTATCAGTCTCGGCTTGAATCCTTGAATCAACAACTACTTTAAACGGCTCGAATTCATAATTAATAATTGAGCTTGCATCTTTGAATAAGTGCTCATTACCAACCGATTTTAGATATTCTGCGTTCTTTAACATGCCGTCCATTATTATATTAACTTCTGTTTTTGCTGCGCTTAATGTGCTGTCGATGGCATTCTCGATTGATGATAATTTGCTTTTCCCTCTTATTGCTGTGTCAAAATCATTGTCAACTTTTCTAAAGTATTGGATTATATCAAGATCATCTAATCCTATGGCGCGTTTATTGAAATGCTCTGCAAGATTGTTTTCTGCTTTTTTTATTAGGTCTTCTTTAATTCTTTCCTTCTCCTGCTTTACCTGCTTCTCACCAGAACTTTGCATCTTCTGTAAAACACTATCATATTCTTTTACTAATTCCTCAAATGCCGCAACTGATTCAAAACCTGCCTTAACATCTGCAACCAGTTTTTTAAGTGATGTCCTGGCCTTTTTAACATCTTTGTTTAATTGTTCTTTGTCGGCAAAGTCTTGATCTGTCACCAACTCCTTAACCATTTCTGATGAAGCAATTTCTTTTACAGTAGCCAGGCATTGTTTAAGATTTGAAACAACAATAGAATTGTCTACTGAGTATGTCATAATGGGGAATGAATTTGTAACTTCAGCAACCACTTTTATTTCCTCTTTGACTTCATACGTTTCCAGATCAATATCGAATCGGCTCCAACCATTTATAATTTTGTCTCGCAGCGATTCATCTGGGTAATACGCCACACAAAGCATATTTTCTTTTGTTCCATCGGAGGCCATGAATACGGCTTTTTCTGCCCCGCTCACCATCAACTGCTGTTCTAATTGGGGTTTGTATTGATCTGGAATAACATCTTTCTCCAGGCTTTCTTTAAGTTCTGCATTGATCAGCTTATGCTCCCAAACCACATTATGAAACAATGTTATACCGTCAAAACTTGCAGAGAAAAGACTGTTTTCGAGGCTTCCAGTTAACGGAAAAAGTTCACTACCCGTTATTTCTTCTGCAAATGGCCTTGCCAGCGCCTCCGCCTTGTGCCCTTCATCAAATCTCTTTTGTAGAAATTCACTAACTGGTTTTGTTTCGCCTGTTTTTTTTAAGTGTAACAACTCATTTCGAGTCATATACTTTGACATATTAAGCATTGCCGCTGCTTCAGATGCGTTCCTGTATGTTACTCTGTGGTCGTGCCAAAGTTTTTCACCCTGCTTCAGTTCGTGTATGATCAATGTCATTCCCCTTAATATTTTTTACTTTATTTTCTTGTTTTTTGGTTAGCGGCGTTACAGAGCCAACGGTTTTTAATAATGCGTCAACTGTTGTACGCCCATCTTGCACCGCTTTTTCCCAAATTGGAAAGTTTGTTTTGAATTTTTCTTCTGGATAATATTCGACTATTTCAGCTTCCTGAATAACCCCAACTTCCTTAAACCGCTCTGCCTCATCGGGGTCAATAATTCCGCTTAATCCAAATGCGTAACGCCCTGCCTGTATTGCTGCTTTGTGTCTTAACATCCTGGCTGGCCATTTCCTCCATGGCTCAGTATTCTTTTTGCATTCGTCCATATATTCCGTAACCTCAACAGGGTATTGGATGCCTTTTTTATGAATACCACATGTTATAGATATAATTTCGCCGTTTTCACTGCGATTATCTGAGAATACCATGCCGTTAAATTCAGGATGCGTGTTAATAATTCTTAGCCATCCGTCAATTGAAACAATGGGCTGAATGCCGCCGTTACCTGTAGGGTATGCGTATATTTCTTTCGTAAGTGGGTTTAGCTTGTATTCGTTGGCAACCGCGACAAAGCTAATAAATTGCTCTATTGTTGCCTTTTGATTCGGCATAACAGAACTCATAATTATGTTCTGCAATTCATCTTCGTTTATAGCCAGCCGGTTAGCTACTTGCTGTAATGCTGTATTGCTCATTATCTCCTTCCCCTTTCACCCGATCATTTTGAAATTGAATTGTATAGCCTTTATCATAACCCTCTGATTGATCTTGTTTACGTGGCTTACCTTCTTTACAATCATTTAAGCCTTCTACGAAGTCATCTGAATAGAGTACGTTGCGCATGTTATTCCCCTTATGGTTGTTCTGTAGCGTTAGCTGTCTACAGCTTCGACAAATGGATATTCTAAAATTTCCGCTACATCATAAGTCTTGTAGTGCTGGTTATGGCCAAACAGTGAAATCTCTCCCAGAGGCTCACATACGCTACTTACACACTGAGCATTGCCATATCCCTGCATTCCAGAGGATGCTTTCATTTTTACAATGCAGTACTTTGTTAGCTTATTTGCTTTAACGCACACAACACCGTTTAAATTAATTTCATCATTCATGGTCTACCCCTTTGTAGTGGTTTTTTCTTCAGAATTTAACTCTATCCATTCATCTAAAACGGCTTTATCGTATAGAACTTTTTTACCGATTTTAATGTGCTTAGGCGCATCAACACCCGCTAACTTACCGTCTACCCTTGATCTTTTAAGGGTGTAAGGCTTGTAGTTTAAATACTTTGCTGCTTGTGCTGATGTTAATAATTCTTTCATAATTGCCTTTTAAAAATTGGTGCTTTAATCACTTGGTTGGTTATTCGGAACCTCTACAGGATCAAGCGCCTCAACTTCAGCAATAACTTTATTTGCATTTTCCTCTGACAAATACCCCAGCACATCATTCGTTATTCGCGTTTCATAGGTAATGCCATCTTTATCAATAACAGCTATTTCATAAGGAGCATCATCACGAGTATAAAAAACACTCCCAGTAATAACACTAACTCCAAAACCGTTTTTAAACATATGTCTTGCCACCGATCCATCTGGACATGCGGGGTGAGGCTTAAATTCTAAATCTTTAATGTTCATTGTATTTCCCTTTTTAAATTAAATGTTAATTGCTAGGATGAACTTAGTTACACCCTGCACAAACCAATATATACCATCTTACACCTATGTCAACCCTATTTTAATTTATTTTTAATCTTTGCTATTTGAGCTTTTGCATTCTTGCGTTTACTTGCTTTAGATTCATCCGATTCAATGCGCTTTGGTTGATAGTGTGGATGGGCTGGATTATTAAAGTCCATGTAAGCGCCTCCCTGTTGCTCCCAGGAGACGTCTTTGCCGTCTTGGTCTAATGCCCTGCCCTCACACAAAGCGCGGTACTGAGCGGCTCCTGGTGGCCACTGAGGGTATGTTTGTAAACAGGCTTCTAGCCCTGTCTTAATTTGAAGCTCATTTAAGCCTTTCAGGCAGGCAATCCAGGTAGGGTCTACCGATTCACCAAATTGGCTTGTGAACTTATGGCCGTACATGCTGGTTAAGATTGGCCAGATGTAAACACATGCTTCACGGGCTTTTTTAATCGTCTCTGATTTTTGCAAGCTCTCTGTTGCTGTTTTGCTGGACTCGTTCGACAAGTGAGAGTTTTTGATTACTTGGTTTATTTGTTTCACGTGAAACCTTCCCAATGTTGTTGATAAAGAATTCTAGCTTTTCACCAGATCGGCAAATTAGCGTTAAATCATCGTAAATCGTTCCTGAGTCGTTTTCGCCCATGTGATAAGCAGATTTTGCGCAGCCGTCAATGGCCTGCTTAATTTGGTCAACAGTGTAACCATCATTAAGCCTTGCCTTGATTTTCGCTTTTCGTTTGTCTGTGAATTTAGCTGTGTTGTTTTTCTGAAGAATTAATTTCCAATACTCGAATATATCAAGCAGGTCGGGTTTATCCGACATATGTTTTTCTCTAGGAATCAGGATACAGGAATCAGGAATCAGGATACAGGAATCAGCCGGTGCCGTTCCGTTTTCATCGTGATTGGATCGAGATAAATCGCGATTAATCGTGAGTCCTTTTAAATCAACAGCTTGCCGCATACTTTCAGAGAAGCAAGGAATAGAACTACCTTTTTGTTTTTCGTTTTTGTGAGGGTTCTGATGAGAACAGAAATTAACCACATTTAGGTATATTTTATCCCCATCTGAGAAGAACCGAATGAACCCGAGCGAATCGAGATTAATCGCGATTTTTTTAATGTTGCAATTATCATAGGGCAAGACAAGCGCTTTTATCTTTTTTTCACGCCACTCAACATCCCCTTTATAATCTGCAATTGTCCATAATCCGATAAAGAACAATCTGCCAATTGGGTCAATTTCAGCCAAAGTATCATTTGTAAAAAAGCTGTATTTTATATTTCTTGATCTTGGCATTATTCAGCCTCGCAAGAATCAGGGAAGTTGATTGTGTGCTCAAGGTTGTTATCAATTACATATTTATCATAGGCTTTTGCTGCCGTTATTGGGTCTTTAAAACTTCCGAGAGTAACCCTCTTATAGTTAACTGAAATACTTACACTATATTTTTTACATCCCTTTTTTTTACAAACACCTCGATAACCTGTTGTGTTTGTTGAGCGTAAGCGTCTAGTGTTCCTTAGCTGAGTTGCCATAGTGGAAAAGCGGCAATTACCTGGCTCATAATTCCCATCGTTGTTAATTCTATCTATAGATAAATTATCTTTATAACCATTATTTAAGCACCACTTTTCAAAAGTTAGGTAATCTGCCCATTCATCACAAACCTCTACACCTCTACCTCCATAATTCTTATATCCTGGTCTATTCGGGCTGTAGCACCTTTTCCTCATGCTTCGCCAAATACTGTAAATCCTGTCTTGACCATTAATATTGACTCTTTTCAACCGAATGCGGCAACCATTGCAAGTAGAGGTGCTTGGTATATCTATTCTTCTTTCATAAACACAACCGCATTTTTGGCAAACAAACACCCCTTTTTTTACCAACTTTTTACAAGTTTTGTTTGGTTTTTTACCAATATCTAATAATAATATCATTCAAACACTCCAGCTTTATTTTTAGCGGCCGCAGGTAAGCCATGAAATAAACGCTCTAGGAATATTAGCAGTTGAGTATTTGAGGTTGGTTGGTATAATAAGAGGAAGTAGCGCGGGGTATTGCGGCTTCTTTTCTTATTTTCTCAAGCTAAAAATACTTAGGGCTGCAACCCTAGAGCACTACAGACACATTAACCTCTTAACGGAGGTTTGTCGAGAAAAGCCTGCTTAATTGCAGGTTTTTTGTGGGTGTACATAACTCACCCCCACCCACCAAATAACGGTTTGCCTGTTTCAATTATTTCTTTTGTAGCCTCCAATGCTTTATCGTATAAATCTGGGTCTGTGTTTCTTTCATCAGGCCATATTTCCCATATTAACCCATGCCTGGTTTGAACAGTCCATTGCCCATTATCAAAATATGGTACTTCAAATTCTGGCATAATAATCCCCTTTAGATGTTAAAACCTGACATTAGTGTGAAATTCAAAGTTCTTAACAACCTTTAAAAACTTACTATTACAGAAAATCGCAGCATCTATACTGTCACTCCACGCCTCTATTGTGCATGTAGTTATAGCTTGCCCACCAATACCGCCAAATGGCCCAGTAGTATTAGCAAATGTCTCAGCCCACGCAAAATAATGCAAGTAATGCTCTGGACAATCCAAAACCTCGGAGGCTTTTTCTCTATCTTTTTTCTGCCTTTCTGTTTGCTTATCCATAATAATCCCCTTTAGTTAATGTTTTCGTCTTTACAGATGGCTAACCAATCAGCATTAATTTCAGCCCAAAATACGTGGCTACCTGATTTTGACCAATCAAAAGCGTGGGTTACCCACTCTTCCAAGTCTTCCCCGAATAAATTCGTCCACGCTTGCGCAAGGTTACTATGCGTCTCCAGCATGCTAAATTGAGCATTCATAAGCCAATACTCAAACTTCTCAAGCGCACCTTTATCACGTAGAAACTGCTTAAACTTTTCTTGTTGGGTGATCTCTGGTGTAGGCTTTTCTTGCTTGGCATGGCGACTAAGATACCCTATATCGCAAATAAGACCGTCCATAGCTTCAGCCTCGTGGTATTGCTTAAGGTAATTGCGCCAGCTCTCTTGAATATCATAGCCTGAATCACTTACCCAGGTTGCCGGTTTAAAAAGGTTGCAGTATGTAACTAATTCCATCCCTTTAGCGAAGACGGGCAGCGTTGATCTCAACTCACCTTTGAACTTCTCATACACACCCAAACTTTTAAGCACATCAATAAACTCACGCTGCAAAGGATGCGGCTCTGGCTCTTTAGTTTCCGGTTTCGGTGCAGTTAACTGCTTAGCATTGCTTACCACAAAGGGTTTGTTGTGGTCTGTGAAATAATTACCGTGGTTCATTCCGATTCCCCTTTAACAACATCTTTATCAAGCGTAGTTTCTACCACATGAATAGAGTCACCTTCACATGAATATATCACTGAGTATACCCACCCCTGGTTATCATTTTCGTGAACTGTTTCCTCAAAGTCCTCTAGGTATCGACAATATTCTTTCGCACTTTTCTTCGCAAACTTCACAGCTTCCTCAACATCTGAGAAAACATGAGCTGTTGTATCTGAGTGCCGATCATTCCAAATTACTGTGTATAGTTTCATTTCACTTCTCCGAATTGTTTATATTTTTAATGCAATCCCACATCACCACACCTGACACTTCACATGCAGCCTCTTTCTTTAGCATAGCTGAGTACTGGGCTGCCAGCGCCTCTTGCTGCTCGTATTCCTGCTCATCTAGTGTTGCTACCAGTAGAAACATTATTATTAGTGATAGTAAGTAGAACGGGCCTAGTTTCATTGTTGTTCCTCGCTAGGTTGATCGCTCTCAACGACTACAGAGTAATTGCCGCACCTATCCGAGCACAAAAGATTCTTATTTTTCATTCTATATAGCTTGGCTGTCAGATTTCTGCGTTTACTGATAACGCCGTTTTGTTTATACAAAGCAACTAAAAGGTGATCTATGGAAATCGTTCCACCATTCTTTTCTATAATGTTTACAATTTTAAATTCAGCGTGATCGCTTTCTGATAAGCTTAGCTCATCAATAAGTTCTTGGGGCAAGTCTTTTAGATCATCTAGACTGTTTATTTTCATCGGTGTTCCTTTGTGATTTTTTCTAATCTATCATCAAGTTCAAGCATCATTTCTGGATCACAACAAGCATGCGCAGCTTCAGTTATAGCTGTCACTTGCTGCTCTAAGTCAAACAGTCTTTGCCTAGTCCTACGTCCGACGGTCGGGAGGCGATCCAGGCATGCGTTGCATATTGTCTCGCCATTCATAAAGGTGCTCATGTAACCCGTGGCTGGGCAGTAGTCACACTTCTTAATTGGTTTATTCATTTTCCGGCTTACTCACTATTTCAAAATCAAACGGTCTGCTGTAGCTCGGCATCCAAGTACCACATGAGCATTTATACCTGAGCATTATTGAGTTATTTCCCTGAAGGCGTTCTTTACAGTTCGGGCAGTGTGGCTTTAGTTCAGACACTTTTCTATATTCTGGTTTAATCATTCACCGCCACCACAACTACATCTTTACCTACAAGAGGGTCTGGCATAGCCTTGTATCTCTGAAGGAAAGCCGCTCGGTCTTCTTCGGACGGTATGGGCAAGTCAAACTCGCCGACATGGGTCGTGTCCCATTCATCGTTCCAAAAGCGTTTGTCCTTAACATTAGCCCGCAACCATGGCTCAACAGCCCTCAGGACGCGCGGTAGCATATGAGTCATTAAACCACTCTCATCAGTAAGTAAGCCAAGATCTTCGTAAACATGGTCGATTTTAGTATGTAGCCGGCCTGTGGTTAAATTTCTAAGTCTTTGGATATCTATTTTTATATTACTCATTCGCTGCCTCCATCTTTTTAATAATGAGCTTATCTTGCAAGTGCTCTATCTCTTTGTCTCGCAAGTGCTGAATTAGAGCCTCGGTGACTGTTAAGTCAGCCGCGCCCAGGTCTCCGGTCATTTTGTGTAGTAACACTTCGTCGATTAGTTGCTTTTGATTGTTCATGTTGCTGCTCCTAACATGCCACCCTGCTGCACCCAATCATCGTACAGCTTCTTGCTGCCATGGCACATAGATGGCAACTCGTTATATATGTAGTTGGCCCAAATTGGTATGCGCTCGATATTCAGATGATCAGCCCGGCGGCAAGCTCCCATCAGGTCGTTACGCAGCATTGCTTGCAGGAACCCGCCAGGCTCGATTCCATGGCTAACGTATCTATCAAGCGCATCTTTAGAGTGTAGCTGTGAATAATCGAAAACATCCATCTTAAACCCCCTCACGCCTCAAGGCTTCAGTTACACATTCATCTAATGATTTATTGCCACCCTCACAAGCGTCCACGAATTCAAATATTCTCTCACCTGCGGCTGAACATTCAGTTGTAGTTTTGAAGCCGCTAATACATCCGATTTCAAATTGAGTTTGAATGTCTTTAGGAGTTACGATTGAGATTGCTGCTGCTAATATTAAAGTTTTCATAATGTTGCCCTTTGGTTGGTTTAGGTTTATACGTTGAATCTATTTGCGTTTCTGCCCGTAATCGCGTTTCTTAATCTTCGCCATACGTCCATCCTTATGGTGAAACACTAGCCCTTCAATATCCCTGTGTTCTAAAAAACCACGTATCCCATCAAAGGTTCTTTCAATCCCGTCATATTGTGGCGCTCCACTGTGTGGCACTAGCACATGCGTCTCAAATCCTTCTGGGTTGCCTTGCACTTTCGGGCCGCAAAGTTCGTAAGTTCCATCAGGCCAATTACCATCGCCAAACGCCTCAACGTGCCAGCGATCTTCATCAGCATCGGTTACGGGCATCCAGCCGACTTTCTTACCTGTTATTTCATCTGAATCAACTAGCTTAAATCCTTCCGGTTGTGGCTTGCCTTTTTTTAACTCCCGGCGCTTAAACATTAAGCCGTCCATAACCATGCAGCAAGTACCGTCATACTTTCTTGTTGGCACTCCTTCTCCAGAAAATACCCAAGCGCACTCTTTATGCGGCTCGTCTAATAATTCGCGCCTGTTATCGGGGTTGCGTTTAAATATTGTTGGTGTCTTTTTCATAATGTTGCCCTTTCTTGTGTGTTGTCAAAAATTTGCAAATATTGCGCGTTATTAATACATCTTATGCTCCCAAATATGGTCAATTATTTGATCCACATAAAACTCTATATCACTCTGGTATAAAGCAGCATAAGTGCCAGGTAGAGCAGTAGATTTACCCCATGGCTTAACCGAAACTGAGAAGTCAGGGAATTGAAGCTTAACCTTCTTACGAATTGAAGATATAAATCTTATAATACCCTGCTCAGAATCATCACCCAAATAGCGCGGGCAAACGATTACATCTATAGTGGCCACATTATCGCCTTTGTTAATTCTTTCTGATATTGACATGACATTTCCCCTTTTTGGTTGTTTCTTAAGTGTATAACTACATAATAGCATACTATTATCTTATGTCAACACTTATATTATATTTATATTATTATTGCATTGCCTTTATCTTGCTGCTATTATTAGTTCAGGAGACCAAATATGTCTAAATCAAAAGAAGTAAGTAAAGAACAACGACTTAAAGAGCGTGAAAGAAAAGTGCTTAGAGAGATTGTAGAGTTAGCCGGGGGCCAGGTTTCACTTGCTGAGAAATTAGCCAGAAAAACAAAGCGGCCAATAAATCAAAGTCACATTTCAAATATGATTAACGTTTATAAGGCTCCTATGCCGCCTGCTGAGCTTGTTATTCCGATGGAAAAGATTGTTAATAGGCAAGTGACACGGCATAAAGCAAGACCTGACCTGTACCCATATGAGCCGCCTGACGTGTATCCGGTTAGATACCCTCACAATGCAAAAACGCTTGCTGAGTATTTTGAACGTGAAACGGCTTATCGATTGAAAAACAATATTTAAATATAAAGGGGAAGATAAATGTACATGCTTATAATTATCGTATCGATATGCGTACTTATTCGACAAGGGTATATATTATATAAGGTTCAATGGGGAGTGCTGATAAGGCAGTACTTAATCGAATGTAAAGTTAAATACAACAAGTGGCGATATTCATCTGGTTATAGGTGGGTAATTAAATCTTACTTCGTTGATCAAATAGACTTTAAAACTATTGAAAAGCATCGCTATAACAGTAATAGTGCATTTGATAGGGGATGCCGAGAGGCTTTATTTAAAATAAGTGCTGGGGAATAAAATGGATGATTTTGATAAAATGTATAAGCAATCCTTGAGGAGTCACAGAGCCAGGAGCAAAAAAATACTGGCCGAAAACGAAAGGGCTTATGATTCACTTAACGATAAATCCAGCAAGTATGCTAGGACAATAAAAACTTTGCAGGACTTACACAAGCGAGCCCATGAAGTATATAAAAATGCTTCTAATGAAATATAATACATTTAAAATAAGTGCAGGGCTGTGATAAGCGCCTTGTTATATTTTGAAGTGGCTTGCAGGTAGCCACTAAGCACGGCGCAAAAATAGAAGCCTTAGCGGGCTTTAAAATGGGCTCGACTCCCATGAGCTACACCAAAATATAACACCACACTATACAGATACACAAGGGAATAACATGAACTGGCTTCGGGATAGTGCAAAGTTTGGGATAGATGCCTTTTTATTAACTGTCTGCTTGTTGTTTTCTCTATCTTTGGTGATCATGCCAATGTTTGGGATTGCCGCTCTTGTGGACATACACGCAGCCTGGTTTCTGTTATATATTCCATGGGTGCTAACACTGGATATTACTAGCAAGCCACTTATGGCGTTTTTTGGTTATGGGGAATAAAATGAATGACGCAACTGTAGCAACTTCAATATTAGCTGTAGGTATGGGCTGTATAGCTGCTTATTTAAATGTAAACGGCAAGAGATCCTGGTTTGTTTGGATAGGTGGTTTAATTTGTTATTTATTAATCGTGGTTAATGGGGTTTAAGAGGAATAAAATGAATGAGGATGCAGAAGCATTATTAATGATGCTTATCAGTGATGGGTATTCAAACAGCTCAGGTAGGGTGAGCAAAAAAACAGCTATTGCAATGATGAGGTACGTGGGCAAAGATAAAGAGCTTCAACGCTTAGTAAATATCGGGGATAAGTCAGGTATTTTGAGATACAGAGCGAGCAAAGGAGAATAAAATGACCAAATGCCGAGTATCACTAGACGAACTAAACAACGACAAAGGCGACTACACCAGAGAAGATTATATGTACGACCTGGGGCGTATTCAAAACAGGGCAACCGATATCATGGCTGATAAAGAGGCTTTCTTTGATTGCCTCGATGAACCCTTTGCAAACAATGAAATATCAGAACATGATGCAGATGTAATACATTTAATGTATGAAGTAGATCACCGTTGTAAATTGCATCATTTCCCGTTCAAGGAATATGTATTTAAAGCTGCGTGCTATAAGCTTCAGTTATGTTTTGAAGATTATAAAGATGATCTGATGATAGAGGATTGCAACGATTAATCTGGTATAATATAGGAAAAGCGAAGTGATTCAGTTTGAGCTTTTGCGGAAAGATCGGAAAGGAACACGACGATGAAAAACCCGATCCTCACGCCTTGAGCTATGTAGTAAAGAGCCGGATACGCACAGCAACCACTTTTGTGGAGACCTGCTGCCAACGTTGCAAAGTCGGTGGTATTGTTCGGTGGACGCGCTCACCAATACCATATGCAAAGGCTCAAACTGAGTCACTACCAAACAAGGATTATTGCTATGTCATTAACTCGTGATTTAACCCGTGATCTTACCAGACCTCTAACCCGTGACTTAACATCAAGTTCCGGTGTTACAAGTAGAAACCTTACTGAGCTTGTTAGCGCGAGCACCAAGTATTTTTCTTTTCCTGATTGGGTCACAGCTAACAACTATGAAGTGAGAATGAAATACACGCCTAGAAATTTCTCAAATTTAGCGTTTATCTTAGACCATCCAACTGGAATTTATTCACGAATTTATATAAATACATCAGGGCATCTAGTGACTAGGCATAGCTCAATAACAAAATCAGGGACGGTGCAAACACTAACTTTAGATGAGGAGAACTTAATCTATATTATTGTCTCTGGCACATCGTTGAAAGGCTACGTAAATAATGTTTTAACTATTGACACAACAGTAACACCTGTGGCGCAGACATTTAAATTTTCAGGGAAAAATTTTGCAGATACATTATATGTTGACGGCATTATATCAGAAATTGAACTTTCATCTAATGGGGTTCTTGAACGTTACTATAAAGCAAACGAAAGCTGGGCAGGCGCTTCAACCGTTCTCGCTGATTCATCAGGCAGCGGTCAGAATGGTACAGCCTTTAATATCACTAATGCTGATGCAGAGTCATTCACGTTAAATACAGCAGCAACCCCGGATCAGTGGGAAAATGGGGATCAATCTGTAATTATCCCCATTGCGTACTAAACTCCATCATAAACTGAAATACGCCAATCTTTTGCGTCAACATTCGCTGTGGCTATAATTCTGCATGTATGCCCCGTAGGGTTTACTACATAAGTAGCCCCGCCCATCACTGTCCACCCATCTGCCGCGTCTGTAGCGTCCAATTGAAGGGTTTGCGCACCCAATGTTAACGCTGGGTTACTGTCTCCAACTATATTGAAATCTATAGCTGTGTGCCCAAATAATCGATTAAAATCATCTGCGTGTGTTAGCGTCCAAGTGGATGGTGCTGTGGATACAACCCAGTACGAAGGATCTTTGCTTTCTAAATATAATATTTGGGTTGATGATTTGGAGTTTCTTCCTGCTTGCTTATATTCGTATTGGCCAGTGTTATACCCGAATATTATACCTCTTAAGGACTCATATACAGGGTTAAGTTTATTAGATGTATATCGAGGTCCTATTGAAACATTTTTTGCAATACCGTCAGTGTAGTGGCCGTTTAACGTCAACCCGCTGTCTGTATCATTAGTTAGCTTAACAAAATCAAAATCTGTTGCCCCGCCGCCTTCCGCGTACACACCATTGATAACCCCGCCTTTATTGGCTGACCCTCTATTCGACCCGTGCAAAACAGCTATTAGATCAAACTGTGATATCTGACCAGTAATAAGAGGATTATATAAAGATGAAAGCCTTATGCCGACACCGCATCTTGTAGTGTCCGCATGAGCGCAAGAAACAAGCCCGGTATCATTGCCAATGAATCGTATCCCACCTCCAATGACATACGCAAGAGTTCCGGCGGAACCAATTGTGTTATCTATCCATGGGTGTACATCTACTGTCCCCGCGCCGGAATCAACTGCTCTAATGTGGTATAGCTCAGAATTAATTATCAACATGTCATCGACAACAACTTCAGGTGGCAGGTTGTCTACGTCTATCGTAGTCGTTTGAGTGACTGATCCTGATGAACCGTTATTTACAATATTTGACCAGTTGGCTGTTACAGCTCCACTGCCAGACTTTTCCCAGGTTCCGCAGTCTTTAGCTCTTACTAGCCCGAGCTCTGCCAGATTATTACTTAAACCGCCTCCTAAACTACTTACATCTATACCCCAACTTTTTGCATTTCTTGCATCTATAAAATCAAATTTAGCACGCGATACTAAACTTAAATGTATTGCTGTATCACACGTCCGTTCGCTATAATTTACACCACCTGTACCCCAAACTTTAAGTCTACCAATGAATCTAGTAGTAACAACGTTGGTTATCGATAAAACTATTGTTATTGCTTCAGTAGCCGTAATTTTTACATTAAGCTCGCATCTTTCAAGACCTGTGCCTGTCCACGTTAAACCCTGTGAGGTGAGCATGTCCCCAACTATTTCGCTCTCAGCAACCGAGTTAGTTTCACAATAGTAAAAGAAAGCCTGAAGCCTGGCGTAATCATCCCCGCCCGTAGGTAGCCCAAAGCCTTTTGTCGATACTACCCCTTTAACCCAAACCTGCTCAAACCTGAAATTCAATGTATCGTGATTAATAACACTGCCGCCGTCATCTGTACCGGTTCCAGAAAGGCAGTTAAAATATAATGGGCCTGCATTTCTTCCGCTTGCGTAGTCTTTGAGAATGTAATAATCGCCTGCTGTTGCTGAAGCGTCTGCCGTCATGTTGGCGACATAATCCAGGTTTTTGTTTGTCCCTGTAGCTGATGTCAGCCCATTTGGCACGTAATCAGGGATGGTGTACATCGTTGAACCGTCATCATCCTTAACAACGATTTTATAAATTATGCCATTGTCGTAATAAATATCAGTTGCAGGTACGCCGCCCGTTGTAAGCGTTAATGATGTACCACCAAGAGTTCCGGTATCATCGGTATAATAGGGCGTTGGTGTGCTGGTGCCTTCAAGATAGAATTCAATGGTTCCGCCCGCCATTGGGCGACCAGTGATATAATCCATGAATTGCGGCTTGAATGGTTCGCCTTTTACATACGCCATTTATTAAACCTTCATTAGTTCAGCATAAAATTTAGAATGGGCTGCAAGCGTGGCGGCTTGAGTTGTGTCCTGGTTTTTAAAGAAAATTTTATAATAATCCGTAGCAACGCAATCAAGCCATAGTGTATCAAGGTTCCAGCTTAATCTATTGGTGTTATTAAATGACATGGTAACATTATGCAGTGATGCCCCATTATTTTTTGCAATGCCGTAAGTTATAAAAGGTGACCCACCTGTCGGTGCCACGGCATAATTCGCTGACATTTCACAATGGAATCTTATTCTGTTGTATTCAGCAGTCACCGTTATGCGGCTATTATTAACGGTGTCGCTATGTGACCCCGCCTCATCCCTTACTTCAGAATCCCAGGCCGGGTAGATAACAGAGTTGGCTGGTACATTTTGTGTGGTAGAATGCCCCAGCTCAACACGCGCCCCGATCCTGTTAGTATCTGAATAACCCTTCCTAACTAAATCTTCATCGTCTACCGGAGTGATGCCTTTAATTTGTCCTGTAACTGTTCCGCCTGCCAAGGGCAGTTTTAAGGCTGTATTCGCAGTATTTGTGGAAATATTCGAAGTATTAATGGCAATATTAGCTGTGTTTGTAGCTACTTGGTCTTGGTTTGAAACAACATAAGGATCAAGTGTATGAATGGTAGAAGTTAAAGCATCTTTTAAAACCAGCTTATAAGATACTGATGTATCGTAATAAATATCAGTTGGTGGCATACCTCCTGAATCCAGGGTTAATGAGTTCCCGCCACCTGTTCCGATATCATCGGTGTAAAATGCAGTAGGTGTGCTGGTTCCGCTTACGTAAAACTCTATAGTTCCACTTGCCATTAATACGCCCGTGGCTGGGTCGTGGAATTGGGGTTTAAACGGTTGACCTTTAACGTATGCCATTTATTTGCTCTTGATTAATTCGTGCATTGCTTTTATTGCGTTTTTATCGTTAATGCCTTGTGCTTTTTCTAAGCCTGCTTTGCCCAATTTAACCGCCATTCCTGCAACCGTTTCCTGCCCTGCTGCTGCTCTTAACGCAGTTTCTTGAGCCGTGGTAATCTCGCCTTTAAAACTTCCGGCCGCTACCGCTGAAGGGAAACGCCTTTCTAGTTCACTTACAAATATAGCTTGCGATAAAATATCATCGTTGAACTTCACGCCATTTTTAGCTGCTATTTTCTCCATCTGCTGGATAGAGTCCATAATCTGAACCCTTGAGACCTGATTACCTATAAGCCTACGAGACATTTGCCCCATGATTTTATTGGCATTGCCTGATAGCGGGTCGAATTTCTTACCTGTTGCTTGCTGCATCAGTTCCAATGCACCTTTGGATTCTGCAAAAGTATTATTGGCTGCTGCGTATTTTTTAGACTCAGACTTTAAAGATGTATTAATGCTCTCTCTTAAGCCTTTAAGAATTCGTTCGGCATCGGCATCCAAACCGCCTTCTCTGTTTTTGCCCCAGGTTACTTGTTTATCAATGAAGCGTTTTAACTCGTGGGCTTTTTTTCCATCCATTGAGCCACCAACACGCTTAAACACCATGTTTAAAGCTCTCTTTGCTGTGCCTGACCCCTCCATTGAGGAACCTTTTAATATTAATTGGGATGTTTCAGGGTCAAATCTTATGCCTTCTTTTTGTAGTTTCTGCATAAAATCGGTTGCGGCTTTTTGGGTGTTTATCTGCTTACCTGCTAATTCTGTTTTTACAATGTTATCAATGCTTTTTCCTGCCCGCTTGTTTATACCGCTTACCGCTTGCCATCTGCGCATTAAGGAGCTGCCAGCAACATCACCTGGCCTAGTGCCTGCCGCTATTTTTTTGTCAGTCAAGCCCCTAGAAACCTTTTTAAGCATTTTCCCATATTTAACTTTGTCCGCTCTTGAGGCCGTATTTATTAAAGATATAACGCCCTCATCATAGCCCTGGGTCACGGCTTCTTTAGAGGGTTTGTGAGTTTTAAGCTTGCCTGCGCCATTGACCATTTTTGTTGCCACTGTGCTCTCAGCTTCACCCTTTTTAATCATTTCGATCATTTGTTTTTTAGTGGGGTCAAGATATCTGAATATCTCGCTTTCTGGTGGTTTAGGTGTAGGCTTTGCTGCTGTCGGTTTGGGTGTGGCTAAATGGCCTTTCATTGCTTTGGCTACAAAAGGCGCTGCCATCATTAAAGCGGTTGGGGCTGTTCTTGCCACGGTTGCGGCTAATGGGCTGTCAGTGGCCTCAAGTGTCCGTTCACCTAATGTCTTACCTAACCCCTGGGCTTGTACGTTCTTTAGTGTTTCGGCTGCCTGATCAAGTCCTTGACCTGCCACAAGCTCACCCAACCCGGCTAAACCCGATATAGGGAAGTTAACCAGATCAACACCCTTTTTCATCAGCTCGCCTACGGTTTTAAGGCTTTCAACTTCTGCTTGAGTCTTTGGTTTGCGCGTCAAAGCTTCCTTAGTGCCCGCCACGGCCTGCGCTCCCGCTCCTTCATCAGCGAATGGGTTTATTGATTGCGCTATTCCTGCGATGCCTGCTAGTGGCTCAGTCGCAATTGCACTGCCAAGGGTTAACGCTGCACCTAGCTTCCCGCCTTCACCTGCTGGTAATTGTTCTTCAGCCTGAGCAGTAGATAAATCACCACCGTCTCGCTTGGCTCTTTCTTCAGCCACACGCTGCCTTAACACATCCGAATCAGGCTCTATATCATCGGGGATATTGTCTATTGTTATGCCATCTTTAGTTTCAATAGAATAAGGCATTAAAAATCCACTTTTATTTTTTTAGATTTTTTAGGCTTATTCTTTAAAGTACCAGATAATGTTTCTAGCTCTGCGTTTTCTGCTTCTAACTCGCGTATAAATTCACCCAATAAGGCTTTGTTGACTTCCTCATCACGACCAACACCAAACATGGCCTGCTTCATGCCTTTGACGTCCGCATCTGTTGGCCTAATTTCACCCGAAGCTTTAAGCTTTTGTCGTGCCGCAACTTCAGCGAAAGCATTAAACTGTTCGTCAAATTGACCTTGGCTTGAATAAACCCCTGGGATAAACCCTGCCGCTTGTCTGCCAGCACCACTTCTGGCGCCGTTTTCAAATTCCGTTAGAAATTCTTTAGCCTTTATTAGAGCCTGGGTTCGTCCTATATCTGAACCTTTTAGGGCTTTATGTCTTGCTACGTCTGTTTTTATGGTTCCCAGTGCTTTTTCTGTTTCAACGCGCCCCGGTCTTTCGCTCTCTATAATTGACGCGGCTATATCACCCGATGTATCAAGCTCTACGTTTGCCTTGCCTTGTGCTGCTGCTGTTGCCGTGCCGCCAGCTAAATCAATTTTAGATTGCAGCGCTGCCTCTAATGTTTTCATTCTTTCTGGGCCGGTAACTATGTTGCCTTCCGGGTTCAATACTTGAGATGTGTTATTTGGCAAGCTCTGAACTACAGTCCCATCGGGGTATATTTCTGTTTTTGCAGATGATAACCCACTTTTACCCTTGCCTAATGTCGCAAACTGCTGTGTACTGGACATAACAGCATCAAGCTCACCGTTATCGAGTCCGTCTGCTAAATTTTGTTCTGTAAAACCAAACCTGTTAATAAGCTCCGGAGCCATCAACCCCATTACAGCCGCTCTTTGGTCTTCATCTTCAATCTCTCTCAATGATTTGGCCGCACTGTATACCTCAAAACCATCCTGAGCGGTTATTTTTCGTCTGCCATGGCCAACGCTTTGCTCTAAGCTCTCTTGCTGCAGAGGCGCCATAAGGGCTTGCTGATCTGCTTGCTCATCTTTGAGCTTACGATCTGCCGCAATCTCACGTGATCGTTGCATGTTTAGTAATGAGTTTTGAAATGACTGCAACCCCGCTGAGGTATCCGCTGGCTGTAGTCCTAATAATATGTTTGGATTTAATGGCATGTTTTAACCCTCAAATTAATGCCCCAGCGCCCATACCTAACAGGCCGCCGTATAGCTGATCAGCACTCTGTCTGATTTGGTTTTGAGCGTTTTGGCCACCGATTATCCCGGCTGATCTTGCGGTTCCAATATCGCTTAACAAATTAGATACGTTTGATCCTTCGCCGATACTCACGTTCGCCTGTGAAGTAGCTAAACCACGACCAAAGTCCAGTAATCCGGCTATGCTTTGCTTCTGATCCGCAATCAATGGCATGGCTGTTAGTAGTGAGTTTTGTGATAAGCGCTCTAACGTAGAGCCTGAGCCTAACTTGCCCCTTGCGGCCTGATTCGACATTGTAGAGCGGTTAACATTATCCAGCATTTGTTGAAATAACGGGTTACTTTGAAGGAAATCAAATTGTTCTTGAGGGTTTGTTAGGAAACTGGCTTGATCTAACCCTTGTTGACCAGGACCAGCAAACTTCTCTAAAAAACCTAAACCTTGTTGTGATGCGCGTCTTTCTTCGGCAATGGCCTGTTGACCACCCTGAACTTGTGCCGCTGTGCCTGCTGCTGTTGCCCGTCTCGCATCTTCTCTAGCTGCTTCCGTCCCTGAAAAATCATCTACTATGCCAAAGGTACCAATTTCAACAATACTGTCAACTGCTCCGCTCATGGTTTCGCCTCGTATATTGCCAAATCATCTTTATATTCTACAAAGTTAAACAGAATGCTTGCTATTGATCGTACAGGCTTTCTATCTATTCTTATTGTCGTTAGCACTTTGTAATCTTTTTTTAAATCATCAATAACGCTCTTGCAGGCTTGTACCGCTATTTTACCACGTTTACACTTTTTAACACCCGCATGGATCACCGCGCAGCCATTTTTTGTTCTTACCGGGAAAACCATATCTTCAAATACATAAAATATGGCATCTGGTAAATTTATGAATTCCTGTGTAGCCTCAACCCCATCCATTAAACCAGGGTTAATTTCCGGGTCGTTTAATAATGGTAATAGTATCTCAGGATCTTTGGTTATCATGTTTCAGTAGTTCCCGAAAGGTCCGCATTTATTACTGCAGCCGTTCCAGCAATGGCCTCTACCTTCATTGAGCCGCCTAGTACGTGACCAATCAATTTATTTATTCTTACTGTTTTCATGGCTGGAATGGTTTCTTTCCACAACCAGTCGCCGCCGCTGCCATCGGTTGCAGTCGTAGCGCTTGCTATGCGCCATAATGTTACCTCAACGTTTGAGGTTGACGTGTTCGTTAGTGTGGCATTACCAATGAACTTCTTTTCGCTGCTTGCTGTGCTGGTTAGCACCGTAGCCGTTAAGCCTATTTGCGTTTCACTTGTAAAATTATCTAATGTTGTTGCCATTTATAAGACCTCTCGACCAATAATAAACACTTTGAAATCCAATAGGCCCGACAAATCATCATTAATTACAACTTCTAGCGCATCGCCTTTGCTTTCATCAAGCGTTACCCACTCCTCTAAAGGGTTTGAAAGTTTTAGCATTGTGTTAGTTCCATCGGATAACTGATTTACTATTAATGAGCCTGCCGTAATCATATCGCCAATACTTGATATATTTCCCGATGATAAAACCTCATTATTGTTAACGCGCCTAAAGTTTATCCCAACGCCTAATAATGGAACGCCCAATATGGCATTATAGCTTATGCCAAATCCTGTTGCGTTTTCTGTAGCTCCTGCAACTGTCACAATGCTGGTTACATTATCTGTGATAATAAAATCAACACGCTTATATTGTACTACTTGCCCCGCGCTTAGATTGGTGTGGTACGTTAACGCGCCTGACTCCTGAAATTTTAATTCATCAAGGTAATAGTCCTGAGTAGGGCCACCCGTATTTACGGTTTTAATTACCATTTCGTCTATATCACCAGTAGCGCCGGCTACGCTCAACGGGATTGCAAAATCCTGCCACACATTTAGAGTTGATCCATCTATATAATCACCAATATTAACCTCTGCGCCATCTATTACACCGGCTAGTCGTAATAAAAAGGTAATTTCGTTGTTGACATCATTGTACCTTGTTAGATATATAGAGCCTGTGAAAACTAAATACGTGCCCGCTGCTATTGCGCTTGATCTTGTTAATAAGGCTTGGTCTCCGTTTGATGTGGCTGTGGCATCAATAGACTTTGTGCCTGCTTTGGCCTGAGCCGTACTTGCAAAATCCCATGTTCCTGATAATGCGCTGGCTGTCCATAAAACTGAGTCTGTACCATCATGAATGCCATCACTTGCACCCCCTGCCGAGCCATCGACATTTAAAAACGGGCTTCCATTGTCATTAACCAGAGGGGTAATTACAGATCGATAAGACCGCCTTTCCTGCGTTGTAACTACAAGACCGCCGTTCTCAACTTCTGATACCTCACGGTTAGCGTTTGCAATTACCGTTTTTTGCATTAAATTTCATCCGCATTTGGTAACTCAATTACAGAAACTATGCCGCTCACTGTGCCTGTTGCCGCTACCCATTCCAACGCTACGGCTTTACCTGGGCTAATGATTATTAACGAGCTTGTCTTTAGGTGGAATAGCTTGTCAACCGTATCTAATTCTAAAAAGAATATTGTTCCGTCATCCGTTAACCCGGTTGTGTCAGTATCACTTTTCACTGTTGCGCCCAGGTTCGGGGATTTAACTGTATTTCTTGTTACTGGCGTTATATCTGCTCCTGCTGTAAAAGTAGGCGTACCGGTTACTTTTTTAATGTACATTCTACCTGTAGTGGTGCCACAGCTAACCCTTGCATCGCTAATGGCAATGTCCTTTGTTCCTGTGTTGGTGATATAAAAGAACTTATCATTTGCGCCAACAGGGTCTATGTCAAAAAAAGGCAAAGACCAAACCGTCCCGTGGTGGTGGTTTTCATGGGCGTCGAATAACTCGCCAACGCTCCTAGTCTTAAGTCTGTTTTCCTTGGTTACACCCGCATAAGGGCCATTAGGATCATCAATTTGCATTATGTCAACTCCGGGTCATTTAGTAATTGTAAATAGTCTATGTCTTGCGCATCACTTAATATGATAATTAAGGCCATTAATAATTGGTTGTTTCTCTCAAGCAACTCTTTAACTGTGGCCTCATGCTCTATATTGTCCGGCTCAAAGCTCATCGTGCATACCACTCATCTTCATCAATGAAATATTGTATAGTTAAAGTTGTTCCCCGTCTCACAATAGCGCCTGCGCTGTTACCGTTTATATTCTTTCCGTTACCAGAAAACTTTATTTTTGAGCCGTCACCGTTTCTAAGTATCACCACGTCATTAGCTGCTGGGTATTGGGGTAATGTAATCAAACTCCCTGATTTGGCGTTAACAAAGTCAAAGGCTACCGCTGTATAATCTATGCTTTTAGATACTGCGCTATATTCTTGAAATATCTGAGATGATAGATCAAAACTATTGTTTATTGGGCTTGTGGGTTCGCTATCAGATGCAAGATTCCATGCAAATTGCTCTTGAATTGAGATGTTAGTCACAGTATCAGTTGAGCCGTCTAGTGCAGTCCATAGCTGATTCAAAATATCTTCAAGGTTGCGCTTGTAGTGCTCACTATCAATTCGAGAGCTTCTTAACACAGCAATAGGAGGGTTAATATTAGACATTAGTACCCGTGTTCCTCTAAATCTGCTGCTGCTGCATGAATTGACACCTTAATAGGGTCGCTGACTCTAATTTTAATAAGTAATTCGTACCCGCTGGCAAAGGTGAAATACTCCACTTTCTTTAAATAGTCTCCCATCACACCGGGGCTTACAAATTGCTCATCCTGCCAAGTCCTGCCACCATCTGCGCTATGGGTTAACATAAAAACAGGATCAACACCTTGCCCTGAAGCCAAACCAACGCCGGTTTCTATGATTAGCTCAAACCTGCTCATCAAAATCCGTTGACCTGGCTTACCGATATCTATAGCGGTTATCGGTCTAATGACGCGCTCTCTTATAAGTATATCGCCTACATCGTCGTTGGTATCTCTATCTAAATAATAAATATTTCCGTTTCTGTGATCTGTTACCAAGTTCTTGCCGAATGCCCAACAATAACCGTTGCCTATGTCTCTAGCGTCATCGTCTGCTATTTCAAACCAGCTACCATTGGTTTCATTATACACCCAGGTTTTGTCCGCTGTTGGGAATGTATATATTACAAAGTCTTGCCCCTGGTACTTGATGGCATCACAGAAACAGTCTGACACATCAGCGTAGCTTTCAAACGCATTATTAATGGCTATAGTTGATATTTGCGTTTCTTGATAGCCTTTCAGCTTATAGGCTGTTTTATCGCCACCTAGAAAATAAGCAGCATCTTTTGTGTTAGTTACCGCATGAATCCCGGCAATACCAATATTAATAATGCCGCCTTCAATACGATCAAAGGGCGGGTTTCCTGTGCCTGAGTTATACCAAGGCTCTATGGTATCAACGCCGAACAAGTACAAAGCTTGATCAAAAGCATAGACACGAGTTAAGTCATCACCTTTGGATTCTGCTGTGCCGTAATTTAAACCGTCAATGCTGGAGCCGTCACCTGCATCACTCACCGCAAAACGGCCTGCATCACCGTCATAAATCATTTGACTGTTTAGGAAGGTCGTGCTGTTTGGTGTCTCTAAATCCGAATCGGTCACTTCTGTAAGACTGGCACCGTCTGTACGCCATACCCTGCCGCCTGTCACTATATAAAGATAATAGGCTGAAGCATCAAATACACACCTATCAGTACCGGCTATAGTGCCAAGAGATGTTTGCACACCTGCTGAATCAACCTTATAAAGATCAGTTCCATTTACAACAAACACACTACTATTGAATGTATTTTTGTATATGCCTCGGTTAGTTCCTGAACCTGTTGAAAATGTAGCTTTACCAGGCCAGGAGATTAAAGCCTTTTTGACCTTGCCTGTTGGTTCAACCTCTGGATAAAGGTTTTTAGTGACCTGAGCAGATAACGGCCTGCTGTTGTGCTCATAAGCCTGGTCAACTATGTCAATAGGATAAGTAGGCATTAGCTTAAAAATTTAGCAGGGTTTGAATACCTGCCTTTCCTGGATTGTCGGTTAGCTTTTGCTATAGCAATGCTAAATTCATTTGCCCAAAATCTTGAGAGCTCAAACTCTCTCGCCCACTCGCTGAAGTATTTCATGCAGCCAGTGATATATATTCTTGGGTAATTAGTTAAAATATCGTTTGTCGCGTTTGTATCTGAAAGCCCTGTTAGCTTCTTGTAGTATTGCATCTCAACCGTGTAAGCCTGATCAGATACCTTGTTGAATTCTAGCTGTGATGTAATCGTGTAGCGTGTCGGAGCGTTTGCACTTGAGCTAACCTCAAGTGTTTCTGGTGGGACAAATATAATATCAAAATATTCACTATCTATGAGTATTTGGTGCTTCCTCATTGAGAGAAACCCGTCCGGTAGAGCTAAGAATCTGTCCACTGTGCTAGTTGTGCTAGTTGCCCTAACCTCCATTTCACGAACTTTAAGAATTGTCCACATTTCAGTTTCAGCAAGATCAATAAACGTATCAATATACGAGAGCATATCGGTACGTTTAGCGTAAGCCTCAATCGTTGATCTTAACTCAGTGTAATTGTCTAAAGCCATAGAAAAAAGAGGGCTATGAAGCCCCCTCCTCCGCTTTCTTCGCCGCTTTCTTGGCAGGCTTCTTTTCTTCCTTAATCTCAATCATCCATTTCTTACTGAAATGATCTGGATTAATTCGGAATTGATCACCATGCGCTTGACGCTGCTGACCATAGAAACCAAATCCGCCATGCGGGAAATGTGCTTTAACTAACATATCCTACCTCCTAGGTTATTGTGTAACCGTTGGCATATGAAATGTCAGTATTGCTCACCATGTTTTGCGGCGTTAAAAACGCTGAACAAGTGATAGTAGGTGAAGTACCAGCAGTTGTATAACGAATACCTAAATACTGTGCGCTTTCTGCAAGTGTAGTAGGTGGCACGTTAATAACAAACTGGAATCCAGCTACAAGCAAGTCAGCATCCTGTGCAGGAGCGCCAGGAGTGCCGGATTCAAATACACGTCTGCCCACTAATTGGCGTCCAGTAGTTTGAGCGGCATCCGTCGCATACTCAACATCAAAAGTGTAATCTTCATCGCCTGTGGTCTGATCCGCTGCTACCTCAACAGTAAATACAACTGCCATGGGATTACCGTTACCAATACTACGGTTAACAGATAAATCAATTTTGTCTGCCCCCACTGCTGATGTTGTTACAGCCTGAGAATCAGAGAAAAGGTTATCATTATCAATATACATTTAATTTCTCCTTATGCTACTAGTGATTCAGCGTTGGTTAATGCATCGTTTATCCCAACAGGAATACCCAAAAACATTAATCGATGGATTGAGCGTCCGAACTGATCTAAACCAGGCTCGATTGTTACCGCACTTGTAGACTTCTCAAGGGCTGCAACACGCAATAAAGAAGCGGCTGTTCTATTCATAAAGAACATTGGCTTCACGCCTTCAGGATCAGGTAGCCGATCAATTGCACGAGACATTAGCTTGGGCAAGAAAGTTGCTGCTGTGGTCGCCTGAGTTCCAGACAATGCAGCAAGGTCTGATATATCAAGGTTTGGAATACGAACGCCGTACCTCCAATCCTTAACAACAAGACCAACTTTCCATTCAAAATAATCCATATAAGCGCGGAATCGGTTGTTAGACGCATCGAAAGCATCACCAAGACCGAGATTTTCATGTTTCAACCCAGCTTGCGAGCCTTTAGGGAAAATGCCATAAATCTCATTTTCACCCATGCCAACTAACCATACGGAAGTATTATCACTTCCAGAACCGCCGCCTAACAGTATATTCTCACCGTTGGCATCTGCTGTGGCCGTATACCGATTTGAAAGACCAACGAATTCTTCAGGGTTTGAAGCTGCACCATAAAACATAGTGCTGGCCACTTCTTGACCTAAAGATTCGATAAATGGACGCGACTCATTAAGTCTGTATTCGGCTGTATTGCCGTTCAGATCTACGATAGACGCATCAATTTCTGATCTTGCTGTAGCCATCCCGCATTGCTCATCAACTTGCGCTGAAGTCGCTTTGCTAACAGGTACGCCAGCGTTAACCATACGCCAGTAAGTGATAGGTAAGCCTGTTCTGATAGATACACGATCACCAGTAGGGAGATTACCTGCTTTAAACATCATTGAATCAATAATGCGGTTCTTCTGACTTAATATCTCTGCAACGGCAGAAACAGACCCGTCAGGGTCAACCTCTTTACCCCAGTCAGCCAGGGTTTTTAATGTTCCAATAGTAGCCATTTTTTACCTCATTGTTTGTACATTCTCTGGGCTAATGTTTTAGCTTCAGATTTTGGGGCAGACTTTGGTTTGATGGTTTTAGGGATTGATACAACTTTCTTGGATTTGCTAGGATTATCTTTTAGCAGCTTTTCGTATTTCGCTGCTTTAAGAATCGCCTCCATAACACCAGCACTTTTTACACTTGAAAACTCTGCCGGGGTCATGTTGGAATCTTTCACATATCCATCAATCGCCTCTAAATCAGCTTTACGCTTGTCATCGTCACCTGTCCACTTTAAGTTGTCTGATAACGCTTTGTAGTTGTCTGCTAAAGCCGCATCTGACAAGGTTTTGAATTGGTCTTTAAGCTTGGATAAAGCGCCCTGTTTGGACTCTCTCTGCTCTTTGACTTTCAAATACTCTGACACATCGGTTTCACGCAAATCATCTAAATCTACGCCATCGTTACTGCTGATAAGCTTTTCAATTTCAGATTCAATACCAGAAAGCGTTTCAAGGGTTTTATCAATCCTATCCCTCTCTGCTGCGCTTGCCTTTCTATCTTCTGAGACTTCCTGCTTACCTTTGGTATAATCGGCCTGCATCATGTGCCCGCTTTTCCATTCCTGGATAGTGCCTAAACTTACTTCTTCACCATCAATGTCATAAAAAAGCTCTTCCTCTGCGGTTTCTTCTTCCTCGGCTACCTCGGTTGTTCCAGTGGAGTCCTCGGTTTCTTCGTTGAGTTCCTCTTCAGGATTGTTCAACTCTTCAATCATTTTCTTTCCCCGTTATTGCGTTTATTAGTCTTGTTAACATGCTCTGCGCTTGCCTTCCATCTCTTGCAATTCTTTCCATCCTATTATGAACCCAGTCCAATGATTGCATTTTTCGCCATATCTCATCACGCTCATTGCTTTGCTGGTATTTTGTCTTTGTGAATTCTGCAAATAGCTCTTTCTTCATTGCTTTAACACTAGAAACATATTGCTTGTTATTAAGAAAATCAGTAGCTTCTATGCCGCTGCTGATCTGCTCCCTGAACTTTGCCTCTCTTTGCTCATCATTCAATGCCCTGCCCCTTTATATCTTGGCTGTATTTTAATTCCATCTCTGTGTACTTGGCTTGCAATTCATCAAATTGAGCTTGAACCTTGGCTGTTAATTCCGCGTTAAACTGTCTGTGCTCTTCCTCAAGCTTGGCAATGTTTAAGTCCTGTGTAGCCCTGGCCTTCATTAAATCAGCCTGTGCTTTGACCTCTTCAGCCTCCGCTAATGGATTACCCAATGATTCAATGTGCTGCTTCATTAACTGAGCCACTTGTGTTAATTGCTCATTCTCAGCCTGTAGAACCTCATCAGGCTTGGTTGGGTCGTTAAAGTACATTGCTGTATCATTTTTACCCATCAACTTAGTAATGTCTGTTAATGTATTATAAACCTTTGAGTAATCAGAAATAGTGGATTGCTGATTTATAAAGCGTAGTTGTGTCTCCAGTAATATACCGAGGTTGGCTATCGCTTCTTCACTCTCGCCTAGTGCTAATCCTACTTCAGCCAGTGCGTAGTGCTCGTGCTGCCAATTTTGTGGGTCTACAATTAATGGCTTTCCTAATACCTGTATTTCTCTTTTCTCATTTTGAAAATGCTGCGCTAACCATATAACACCCTCGAATAACTCCCTAAACCCTGTCTCAGCATATACCCTAGAAACAAGCTTGATCTTAGCCTTGCCGGCTTTATCTACACCCTCGAACCTGGTTGCTGTTTCTTCTCCAAAATCATCGGCTGATAATCCCTGTGTGGCTAATAACTGACCTACTGATTGCGCTTTTTCACTGTCGATGTACTGAACAACCTGCAAAGCAGAATCACCAATATAAGGCGTTAACAATGGCATTATCTTGTCGTGTGGTGTGCCATCAACACGCACAACACCGCCGATCTTATGTCCTAAATAATCATCAAGGTCTACACTACCGCCATCCATTGAGCCGTCTGAGTCGTCAACAGCTACGCGAGGCCGATTAACCTCGTATATATTATCCATTATTCCGCGTTTAATAGAGGTCTTTTCTTTTTGGTACTCTGCTGTGGTCTCACCTCTGGATTTACCGATAACCGTATGCGGCATTAATATCTGACTTAATATTGCATATGGGGCATGATCAAACGGTTCGTTTTGTAATATTACATCGCCTGCACGGATAATAGATCTGCGCTCCAGTGCCCCGTCATTATCCATATCTATCATTGAGAATAAATGCTGAATCTCAACCTCTTCACTTTGCCATTGTACACCTGTTTTTAAATCATACCCGCCGTCTTGATCTTGTAAGCGTTTGTGTTTTAAGGTTTTGTTGTGCTCACTCTGCATTGGGGCAAGCTTTTTAATTATTTCCTCATCGAAACCCTGGGCGATTAAATCACTCTTCATCATTATGGTTTCGTCGCCAATTACTTCAGCATCTTCCTTGCACTCTGCGCCCTTTGATATAATAAAGTTCTCTACAGGGACATTTATAATGCTTATCTTTTGCTGTTTATATATAACTTTAAACTTGACGTTGGTTTCTTCATCTTCTGATTCTTGTTCTAACTCATCAACCCGGATAACATTCTTACCCTTTTTCAATGAGTCCAGAATTGATGCATACTCATCGTCACTAATGTTTTCATACCGTACATATTTCGATACTTCGATATCTTCCATGAAATACTTGACTACTGATATCTTTGAAAATCCTGGCTCTTTCATCCAGCCGTGCAGGGTTCTGAATGATTCCTTTTGATTTCTGATTATATGATTGGCGTAGCGTGTTTTTTGTTCAGCCTCTTCAATATCGTTCTTAC